GGATGGTTATACGGATGAGTTGATGATTGCTTGGCTTGAGCAAGCATACCGTGTTCTCAAACCCAATAGCACTTTGTTTATGAATTTTGGACATTTGGCTGGTTTCAAATCACGGGCTTTTCGTGTTGCGATGATGGCCGAGGATGTGGGTTTTATTTGGAATGATACAATCACTTGGGTGAAAAATCACTATCGTCCAATCCAAGGAAATAAACGAGTGAACAATCTCACGGAGTTTATTTTCATTCTCACCAAGGGAAAACCGTCGCTTGATAGGCTCGCCATCGGCATACCGTATGCTGACAAATCAAACATAGGTAGATTTGCTACACAGGATTTGAAATGCCGAGGAAATGTTTGGCCTTTGAAGTACAAAACCGTGCAATCAAAAGAGCAAAAGCGGCACAATGACCGATTCCCAGTGGATTTACCTTTGTGGTGTTTGCGTCTTGCTGGTCTTGAAGAGGACTCGGTGGTGATTGACCCATTCAACGGGAGTGGGACAACAGGTATAGCGTGCAAAATTACGGGGCATCGCTACATTGGCTTTGAAATCAACCCACATTATGTGGACTATGCTACAAAATGGATTGCTGACTTTGAGGTGGTAAATTGAAGCGTAAGCGTTTGCTGTGGACTGCACCCATTTACACGAAGGACTTTCCTAAGTTGGCATCTAACATGGCTAATGACGGACTGTCCTTTGACCTAGACCGTTCTAAAGCGAAGGGTTATAGGTGGCTTGTTGCTGATTATGAAATCCCAACAAAAAGTGTGCAGAGCAAGTGGGATTTGACAGCCCATCAAATGCGTCGCTTCATTGCTTGGCTACTTGAAAATAAATCGGAGTTGACGGAATGGGAGTAATTATTTTTGCAGACGATGACGCTAAATACCGAACCGGTGACTACCTCGTCATGCACGGCGAGATGACCATATCACCTACTACTCCCGACACCACATTCATTTACCACACTGACAAGTTTTCCGAGAAAGAGGCTATCCTGTGGGCACCCATGGTCCCTTACCGCATGGTCATCATAGGGAAGTTGCCCAAGTTGACAAAGGCTAGCGAACACTGCGTCATTGTTGACCAGCAGGTCAAGGCCAAGGAGGACTATTCACGCTCCATCCGTGCCGCCCTATGCTGGGCTGACCGAGACAGGGCTCACCGTGCCCTCGGAGGCGTGCCTGTGCCTCTCGCTAACGCCTTTGTCCGTGTCAATGTGCAGGATATACATGTAGGTAGGCTCCTTGCTCGCTGCAAATATACTCTGCACGACGACTACACCAAGGCTGCTATGGCTTACGGGATTAGCCCAGTGCGCAACTTCAAGTGGCCTCCGAAATCTAACAGAGGGTTTGATATACTGCCGTTAGGTATTAGACAAACAGACAGACACATAGGTATCATAGTGAATAATGATTTGGTAGTCTCTAATGAGATTCGCACCAATCAATCCGACTCTTTACCGACTGGTCTGCCAAAGAAACAACAAGAGGTGATTACATGGCTATGACAAAATTATTCGTATATGGAACATTGAAGCAAGGACGAGGGAACAACAGGCATTATTTGAATGACGCTAAATTCCTTGGTGAAGCAAAGACTGACCGTGATATATGGGGTCTTGTGGACATGGGTGCATTCCCAGCCATGACCTATGGCGAATTACAAGTGCAGGGCGAAGTCTATGAAGTCAACGATGAACAACTGGCTCGCATTGACCGCTTAGAAGGCGTGGATAGCGGGCTATACACTCGCCACACCATTGTGATTGACATTGATGGGGACTTGCATGATTGCGAAGCGTATTTGATGATGGGTGTCACACGAAGATACGGGCGGGAAAAAACAGCATCATGGTGAACCGAAACTGGTGAAACATTTATACCATGACACCTATGCCTTAATTGTGTCGGCTAACAACAACAACAAGCGAGTCCGAAGGGCAATCGTTGAATTACTTTTTAAACATGGTGCTTGCACTCGTGAAGAAGTAGCCGAACACCTGCAAAATTACAAGGGTGTTAAGAATGTTCCTTCTCCTAACAGCATTAGCGCACTCATGTCTAAAAATCCTCAAGTGGTTATCGTTGGTCGTGAAAGGGTTGAAATGACCAACGGCGTGAACACTCATCACTTTCAATTTGACATTGACCGCAAGGTAATTCAGTGCGTTGAAGATTTGATACTGACTCGCCCACTGTCGGTTATGACTCCTAAAGAGCGACGACAAGCGAGCCAATGCGAATGCTGTGCCCGCACAAGGATTCTTCCGGATGGTGAGCAACCTTGTTTGTCTTGCCGTCGCCAATGACATTATATACTGGCGGGTATAACTTCAATCCATGCAACAAGTGTGGGCAGTCAAACACCGACCAACTGACCTCGGTGATTTCAAAGGTCAAGCACACCTCATTGATGAGGTCAAGGCCATTTGTGAAGGCAAGGCACCGATGCAGCACTTTATTTTCCATTCACCCGAAGCAGGTACAGGTAAGACTACCCTCGCACAAATGTATGCGTCTGCCCTAGACTACACTATCCACAAATACAATGCTTCGTCAAAGCGACAGCGTGGTATTGAATTCGTGGAAGAAGAGTTGGCACCGATGTCCCGTCTTGGTCAATTTGAAACCATTTTCTTCCTTGATGAGGCTGACCAACTGACCCCTGCCGCTCAGTCTGCCCTTAAGGGTGTGATTGAGGACTCACAGGGTTTCTTCATCCTCACCTGCAACGACCTGTCCAAGGTCAGCCCTTGGCTACAATCCCGATGTCAAGTCCGAACCTTTGAACCACTGTCCGACGACAACATAGGGAGCCGACTCATGCAGGTCTGTGCCTTGGAAGGTTTGAGTATGCCTACGGGGGATGTTGAAACAATCACCCAAGCCAACCAAGGCGACCTACGGAACGCTATCAATACGCTTCAAGCGTATCACTCCCTGCCCGTGGATAAGCGGCAGTCTTTCCTACTCTCTCTCGTTGAGCCGCCCTTTGATGCCCAGCGAGTATTGACTCTTTGTTTTAAGGAGGGGCGAGCCGAAGAAGCCGTAAAGGTTCTCGGTGATGTCTCTAACCTACGCCGTAGCATTGACCGTGTGTTCCGCTATGGAATTGATTCTCCCGCCAAACCCGCCAACAAATTGAAGTTGGTTGATGCCGCCACGCAAGCCCAAAGGGACTTGCTGTCGGGTGTTGAGGCGCACTATGTCGTGTGGGATTTCTGCCGACGATTGAGCGCATGAGAAGGGTTATATACTGGCGTGGTGAAAATAGAAAATAGGAGTGAGCAATATGAACATTGAGCAAATGATTGAAAGAATTGGAAAAAACATCGGAGCAACTGAGGACGCACTGCGTTCCCGCATGGATGTGGTTCTATCGGAGAACCGCACCGCTTGGATGGATGCTGGAAAGACAGAAGATGACTGTGCCATCAACGCACTGCGTATCGCTGGACGACAGTTGAAGAGTGAAACAGAACGGCTAAAGCGCAGCGGTGCTACCCTTTACGAAGGCATGTTCATCAGCGTTCCACGCTACAAAGACTGGGCCCAACTTGCCTACAAGAAGGCGGCAAAGACCATACAAATCGGTGATACTGCTATCCTTGAGCAAATGGTTGATGAAGGTCATTGGATGATTTACGAGGACAACAACGACGGCACCTTCACGAAGAAGTACAACCCGAGCCTCGCTCGTGGTGAAGCCTTTGTTTCGGGGACTGCTACTGCTGAAATCAGCGAGTTGCCAAAGGACACACATGATGCTGGCGACGGCCTTCATTTCCACATCGTTTGGGACAAGAACAGCCCTACCTTCCCTTCGGGGGACAAGAATTTCAAGTATGGTTCTCCTCGCCCACAAAGCGAAAAGGACCGACAGACGATGTTCTTGGGTCGTGCTGCTGGCACTACTGATGTCAAGTTGTTCAACTTCCGTTTCAACGGGGCTCTTGCTGAGAATGAACCGCCTACCTTCGTTGCTGGGCGCATCGCCATGCGACCTGCTCGCAACGGCGACACCGCATACGGTAAGGCTGGCGTGTCTGTGTTCTCGCAGGACGACTCCCTGCAAGATGTTTTCAGTGCCGCACCCGACGCTCTCATCGGAGATTTGAGTGCAGTCCATATCCTTGAAGAAGGTCTGCAACAGATTCGCTCGTATGTGGAGTCCTTGACCGACAAAGAACGCTGGGACGCTCTTTGCACCGTGATGACAGAGGTTGTTCACATTGACCCACGGGACAACGGCGGCTTCATCATCACCGTTGGCGACCTTGACATCATGTCAACTGCTGGGACAACCGACATCTATGTTTCTGCCGCCCACGAGTCCCTCGTGGACTTCTCCGTGGGTAGCACGGTCATGCTGGTCGGTCAGCCCTACATCAGCCGAGACGACGAGGCTCGCCTCATCACGACTGGCTGGTGGTGCGCTGAGTCGCTTGGTGGCGGACTCCCCGTTGACAACACCGAGGGCTTGACGAATGCTGAGGGGTGGGACTGATGGCTTGGGCTCAACCGAAGCAGACCAGCACGCAAGCGGCTACACCCACCGTCAAGTACGGTGCGGAGTATTACCGTGAGTTGTTCAACAAGAAGCGTGAAGCGCATGCACCTATCCGCATGGCGCTGGTGGGCAAGGAGAACACGGCTAAAACCGGCCTTGCTTGCGACCTCGCTCTCAAGCACACCGACAAGCGTATCATCATCCTTGACTGCGACAACTCGGCACAGAACACCGTGGACTATTTGGTGTCCTCCGGCATCAAGAACGCTGAGAACATTCAAGTCATCCCTCTCATTGATGAGATGGACGAGGCCATGTGGAACGAGGACAACACTACAAACTGGGTTGCAGTTGTGGAGAAGTTGGAGTGGTTCACTGCACAGATTGGCGAGGACGCTGAGGAAATCGGCGCTGTCATCATGGACGGTGGTTCAACCTTCCTAAAGTGGTGTGAGTTTGTTATGACTGAGCGACTCATCAACCGTGGTGTCATCAAGGAAGAAGGCGACAACTTCAACCAAAAGGAATGGCGTGAGCGAAACCGTGTGTTCAAGGGTGTCCTTAACCGCTTGACTGCGCTTCCTGTGCCATACATGTTCTTTACTTTCCACTTGAAGGACAAGAAGCAATTCATGGACATCGGCAACGGTACCAAAGCCATGATGAAGGTTGGCGAGATTGTTGACTGGGTGGACGGAACACAGCGTTTCGTCAGCCAGCAGATTTTCCTTACCCGATACACCAAGAAAGGCGACAAAGCCGCTGGTGTTGAGGCTGACAAGTCGTTGGGCGACAATGACTTCGTGATTCGTGCCGTCATCAACGAGATGAAGGGGCGCAACATGGAGCACCTCGGCAAAACCTACGACTTGCTGTCCGTAAAGAGCGGAGATGTTGCTTGGAACGGACTACCTTTGGGGTGGGATTGATGAGCGACGAAAAGGACATCAAGATTTCTCAACTGGCTAAGGAAGTCAAGAAGTTGAAGTCCGTGGTCGCTGACCTTGAGACTGCCATGGACGACATCCCACCCTTCATCAAGGTGTGGGCGGCTGTGCGTGAATTACAAGAGTTGCATGACGCACCAGCAGCCACGCTAGTCCACTACTTGGGGGGTTTCAAATGAAGGTAGGTAGGAAGGCTCTTGAGGCCTTGCTGACGGCTACTCGCCGTGAGCAGAGTATCAACGGTAAGAACCAACCGCAGGTGTCATCCACTGTGCTACACTACGCTCCGGCTGACAGCGAGGCTATATTCACCGCCAACATTGTCAAGGACGGTAAGACTAGCCTATCCCGCTTCTCCTTCAAACAGGAAAAGGCGGCAGACGAGGCTACCACTATCCCTGTCCCCGACATTGAGCGTATGCTCGGTGTCTTGAAGTATCACGGGGACATGGTGACGCTGACGCATGACAACGGTAAGGTTCGCATTAAGTCAAAGAACAAGCAGACGACGCTTACCGGTGGCTTTGACGCAAAGTCCTACGCCAACAGTCAACACAACCTCAAGGAAGCC